GGGATGGGTTGGCCAGGGTAATGTCCTCCCCCGTGGCCAGGTCGACCACTCCACCGGCTTTCATTTCCAGGGGGGCCTTGTCCGCGGAGACCCCGATCTGTTCCACGCGGTCCGCGGTGTCGACGTTTCCGAACGTGTCCGAGTCGCCCATGGGCGTCTTCACGAAAACGGTGTACATGCCCGACACGACCGCGGCCATGATTTCCGCGTCTTGATACCTGCCCTGTTGCTTGATCACCTCCATGACAGGGGCCAGCCAGGGTACGCCCCGCCGCTGGTCCGGGCGGTCCACGCTCAGGAGGTGAAACACCATAGGGCGTCCGGTCTCCGCACCGCGGGCAGGCACCCGGACGGTGGGCGTCAAACCCGTGGACAGGAGGCCGTTGTCCGGGGCGATCGTGAAGTGGTAGGCCGCGGGGCTCCCGTCCGGTTCTACTTCGATGCCGCCGGCCAGTTCGTTGGAGTCCACCGCGGTGTTGGGGTTCCGGCACCGGTCCCCGTCCAGGAGTTTGATACAGAGGGCGAACGGGGACGCAGGTGTGTACTTGAGAATTGGCAGGGCGAAACAATCCCCCGCCACCTTCTTGGTGCGGAGGGCCAGGTCCTGGAGTTGGGGGAAAGTGCTTTTCCTTTCCGCGTCACAATTTTTCGAGTTTGCCCATAGGTCAAAGAGGTGGCGGGCCCTTTCTTCCCAGGCCTCCGCGGCCTCGTCGGTGATTCCCAAAAGTTTGGCATTCAGGCGGGGCCGTGCTTTGAGTCCAGTTCCCACCACGTTGGTGCACAAGGACAGGACCGCGGCGGATGCCACGGGGACGTTGCGCACCAGGTCACGGGACCGCGCGCGGAGCATGTCCAGGGACAGAATGGTGTCACGATCCGCGGAACCTCTCGAGGGGTTCCACGCGCGCATGGCCTCCCGCCGCTGGGACGCCCCGTTATACGGTGCCTCTCCCCAGCCGGTCCATGGGCTGGTGGCGCTGGATGCCTGGGCCCCGACCGTGGGGGAGATGGCGAGGACCTGTTGTTCAACCATGGGGAATCACGCTCCGCATGATGGGCCCCATCCGGCCGGTGGTGGCGAGACGGGAGACCCGGCCCTCCCACAAGGTGATCCCCGCGCGGATGGAGTCCAAGTTGGCACGCGTCAAGGACCGCCCGCCCAACGTGTAGGACTGGCCGGTCAGGACCTTCTCCTCCGCGTCCTGGTAGGCGGCCAGTTTGGCCTGCGCTTGTGCAAGGCTATACACGGACATGGTGGGCCCTTCCCGGTGGTAATACTTCCCAAATCTACACCGGAAATCTAGGCACGCACCCCTGTGGACCGGGTGCCACGTGCTTTTTTCATGGCGGACTTGGTGGGGTTGAAGGTATAGGGGCGGCCCAGGGCCGCCAACTTGTTTAAGTCCACGCCCACCAGATCCACCGCGGCGCGGGCATAGACCCGGCAGTCCAGGGCTTCGTTTCGGATCCCCGCGGTTCGGAGCTTGTATTCCCAGGAGATCAGGGAATTCCTGTACTTCTTGACCTTCTTTTCCGCGGTCAGTTGTCGGAAATAGTCCTCCCCGTAGTCGTCGGACTTCGGGAAATGGCAGTAGCCGGGGGCCCTCTCCTCGAGTTTCAGCCATGTGAACAATTGGTCCTTCACGGTGTCAGTCCCCACCGGGGCCAGGAGTGCGCCCACGCGCGCGGCACCCATGCGGGTCTTGGCGGCTTTTTGCGTGTTGTTCGAGAGCTTCCCCAGAACAGGGCGGGTAAAACCGCTTCGGCCCTGGCACGCGAAGATGCGCCGGTACTCCCTGGCCTTGGTGTAGCGGTAGACCTCGTCGGTGTGGTGGCCCATGGCGTCCTGCAGGGCCGCGGCCACGTAGAGGGCTTGACCGTCCTCCGTCAAATAGGGGGCTCCCAGGATCCGGTCCAGGTCCTCCCACACCTGGGGCTGGGTGGGGTTGCCGCGGATCACCTGGTATTTGATTCCCCAGGATTCGTACCCCTTCCCCCATCCGACGATCTCCACCTCCAAACGGTTGTCCTGGGTGTCGATACCCGCCGTCAAGAGCAATACCCCGTCCGGCACCTCCGCGTTGTAGTCCTCCCGCCGGCTGTAGAGGTTGTCGCCGTCAACGGTCATTCCTTCGACTTGCCAGGCCTCGCCCTTTCGGTTGTTGGTCCAAGCCTTTTGTTTCGACAGGACCCCCAGGGCGGACAGGAATTCCCGGACCATCTTCTCCCAGGAGAACCACCCCAGGGGGGAATAGAGGGCGTTGAGCCCGAAGGACGGGAACCGCCCGCCGGGGTTCGTGGCCACCCACTTGGCCCCCGCGGCCTTGGACATGAGTTCCGTTTTCAGATTCTCCCGGTACTCGTGGGCACAATGGGGGCACCGCATCCGCACCGTGGACGGAACGGACTTCCCGTCTACGTCCTTGTCCCACACCAGGGACTCCCACTTCCACGCGTGGAGCTCCCCGCACCACGGGCATGGGACCCGGTACTCCCGTTGATCTCCTTCGAGGTACTTCATGGTGATGCGACAAGCCCCGTCGACCCCTGGCGTGCTGCACCAATACCGCTTTTTTCCTGGGAAGTTTTCCGTGCGTGCGGTGATCAGGTCGCAGGGGTCACCCTCCCCTTCGCAGTCCTCCACCCATCCGGACACCTCGTCCGACAACGTCACCCGCAGGGGCATGGACCGAAGGTTGGCCGCGGAGTTGGACCAGCCGGTGATCATGGACCCGCCGGGAAATTCCTTGAAGTATTGGGAGTCCCCGGTCAAGAGTTTGTCGTATTCCATGGCGACCAGGGACGGGGCCAGCCGTTGCTTGGTGAAACGGGAGGCCGTGGTCTCCGTGGTCTGGAAGATGCCCAACGGGCCCGGGTCGTATTTCGTGTAATATAGGGCCGCGTTGATGATGATTTCCGACCCACCAATCTGGGACGGCTTCATGAATACCACGTCTTCCGCGGGAGATTGCGGGGACAGCTCGTCCATGATCTCCTCGAGGTACGGGGTTCGGGACGTGTTCCAATTGCCACGTTCCGAGCTCGAGTTGCCGGGGAGAATTCGCTCCGCGTCCGCCCATTGGGAGATCGTCATGTCCGGAGGCGGACGCAGCCCGACCAGGAGACCGGAGAGGGCCCAGTCCACGTTGTCGTGGGTCAGGGGGTCCAGCCGTTCACCCACGGATCAGTTCCTCCATGGGTTTGGCGGAAATGTCCCGTAGGGCTGCGGTGATCCCACCGCGCAGCAACTCCCGGACGCGGTGCTCCGCGGTGCACGCCACGAGAATGGCCCGGGCCGCTTCCGGGGTTTGGCCACTGGTCACCAGGACCTCCTCGAGCATGGCCACCACCTGGGGGCCCAGCTGCGGGGGGATCCCGTTCAATTTGTCCTTGATGGCCGCGGCCAGGGTGTAGGCCTTTTGGTAGAAGGCCGATTTCGAAACCAGTTCGCCCTCCTTCTCCCAGACCTTCACCTGCAGGAGGCGGGCCGCGTGCCGTTCCTTTTCCGCGCGGGACTGGGCCAGTTCCCGCTTCTCTCCGTCGACCTGGGTTAGGTCCAGGGGGCCCTTGGTTGGGTCCCAGGTTTTGAGGGCCGCGGCCGGGATCTTGGCAGGGTTCGTCAGCGGGAGGTGGGCCACGGCCTTGGCCGTTTCGTGGTCGAACCCCGCCGCGGCCTGGCCGCGTGTTGTGGTCGTGACCTTGTTTGCCGCCTTTCGTTCCAGCCATTGACGGGAGGCGGTGGCCGCATGGAACCGGGGCCGCCCCTGGGAGTCCTCCCACACGTCCAGCCGCCCGGACTCATTGCGCGCGGCCTTGGACACCGCTTCCCGTGTGACACCCAGCACGCGGGAAAGTTCCGCCCCCGTGATCAGGTCCGAATCCGGGGCCCCGTGCACTTCACTTTTCACCGTTGCCATTGATGCCCCCGTCCGGTTTCAATGTGTCAATGTCAACCGGGGCCGTCAACTTTCGAGAAGTTGACACCTATCCACAACTTGCCCACGAGTGGAAGGCGGGTGTGGGCCCCCATGTTATCCACATCCGGGGGCCGATTTATCCCCACTCCGTCCACCCTCCAGGAT